GGATAATTCATTCTCCTGTAAATAATGAATAAGTTTATTCCAAGGAGATAATTCACCTTCTTTTCGTGAAAGTATTCCTTCTCCTTCTATTAAGTTTTCTCCATTGGATAAACCAACTGTAAATTGAACCCTTGTTTCTGGTAGTAACATAATAACCTCTCCTCAGATGTTAATTTATTTATTTTTACTGATATGTGAACTCAATTCTCACTTTATTTGCACTCTTTACTCCAACACTTGTAGGACTTGCACTTAAAGCAATGTAAAAGTGATGAGAAGTCGCTGGAGTTGTTTTATTGTCCAAAACTAAAGCATTTGCTGAACCGTGAATCTGTTTCCAAGCAGTATCTCCCTTCTCAAATGCCTGAACTGTCATACCAACAGGAGCATTTACTGTATTA